AAACAAAACCGATACTACACTTTGCAGTATCTACTCCAGTAAATACATCAACTTATCCTGTTGCATTCACTGGCATTGTTACAGTGTCTAACCCATTGATAAGTAATTATTTTAGACCTAGTAATTCAAATTCGGATGGCTCACAAACCCTTAACTTTAATTCTGAATATGATGAGTTTACAGGTATTGCAAACACAAATAGCTTGTTTAAAAACTTTTATGAAACTTACATAAAAAAGGCATTTAGTAAGTCTGCTAGATTAGTAACTATGAACGCTACACTTCCACTTAGTGTATTATTAAGCTATGAGTTAAGCGATGTGTTTAGAATAAATGGATTAGATTACAATATTAACAATCTTCAAACGAATTTACTAACAGGTAAGTCAAAGCTAGAGCTTGTTAGTGGTAGTTTTGCAGAGGCGACAAGACCAGATACTCCGTATGGAATAAGTGTTACTAACAGAGGAACTGACAATATGAATATTAGTTGGACAGTACCTGCTACAGGCGTTAGAGCTGTGCGTTACACAACATACTTAGATGGAGTTGCACACGGATTTGGAGACATAACATACACAGGCTCTACACCTAATGCTCCTGTTGCTTTATTAAGAAACTTGACAGCAGGACAAACATATTCCATTCAAGTTACCTCTTCAAGCATTGACTTGGTTGAGTCTTATAGGTCTGAGGTACTATTAGCCTCAACATCAACAGGAAATAGCACACCTACTGACCCAACAAACCTAGCTGTAGATAGTAGGACAGACAACTCAATATTGTTGGAGTGGGATGCATCTACTTTTGATAATAATCTAGGAGAAACAGGATATAATATTTACGGTAGGGTTGGAACTACAATAGACTTCTTGCTATTCTCAAGTGTTTCTACTGATGATTTTGCAACCGCAAACTCAACACACAATATAACAGGGTTAAGTGCAGGTACTAATTATCAATTTAAAGTAAGTGCTTATGATTCTTTTGCAACTACACCAAACTCTGGTTTTAGCAATACCGTAACAACTCAAACAACAGATGTAACTGACTTAGTGCCTCCAAGTGTTCCTGCTGATTTTACGAGTAGTAACATAACTGCTACAAGTGTAGACCTTTCTTGGTTAGCTTCTTTTAATCCAGACGGAACATCTGCTGATGGATATAAGATTTATCAAGGAACTACTCAGATAGCAACAACTACAAATATAAACTATAGCGTTACAGGTTTAACAAGTGCGACAACTTATAAGTTCTTTGTATCATCTTATGATGCTAATGGAAATGAAAGTAATACTGCTGGACCAGTAATAATAACAACACTATAATATGTTAAAAGATATAATAGACTTATTAAATGAAGATGATTGGCTAGTGTCTGACGAGGACATATTGATAGCTAAAGGAAAATATCAATCCACTACAAACTGGAAAGAATTTAAGTACAACCTAAAACAAAGAAGATTATAAGATGGCAGATTCGGATAAAGTAATATTACTTAAAATAGAGGTCGCACAAGCACAGGCTAATGCTAATATAAAGAAACTAGAAGCTAGTTTAGAGTCTTTAGACGGTAGAACTAAAGAATATAGATTAACCTTAAAGAAGCTTCAGCTAGAAAGAGCTAAATATGCTGACCTAAGAGCTAAAGACACTAAAGCAACTATTAAACACGCAGATGTTTTAAAAAATGCAAACTTACAAACAGGTGCAGCTACCTCTGCTACACTAGAATTTGGAAGGGTTCTTTCTGATATGCCCTATGGTATTAGAGGTGTTGCCAATAACTTGCAACAGTTAGCCTCAAACTTATTCTTTATGTCTAAGCAGGTTGATGGCGTGACAGGTAAGTCTATAGGTTTTGGAGGTGCTTTAATGAGTTTAGGTAAAAACCTTATAGGTCCAGCAGGTCTTCTTGTTGCATTTCAAGGTGTTACTGCTTTAATAGACTTCTTTGCAAATAAACAAAGTGATGCTAAAAAAGAAACAGAAGAGACTACTAGTATTTTACAGCAACAAAGAGATGAATTAGCTAAACTTACTGATGAGTATGAGGACTACATAAAAATAAGGCAACAGGTAATTCAAACAACAACTAAAGAGAGAGAGATGATGAAGGCTTTGGTGGTGGAGTCTCTTGATAAGCTTAATTCAGACGAAAGAAGAAATAGAGCTTTAAGTAAATTAATAGAGCTATATCCTAAGTATTTTGATGGATTAAAAATAGATAACCTTAAAGGTATTTTTGATGCTGAAGAGAAGGTAAATAGGGTTCTTCAAAATAAGTTAAAACTTAAGCAAGCATTAGAAAAAGCTGAAGAAATAGCTAACGCTATTCAAATAGAGAAGCTGAAAATATCTAAAGACACAAAAAATGCTGACTTAACAAAGATAGGTCAGCTTAGAAAAGAACAAGAAGAAGTTAGAGGTTTAGTTCAAATGTATTCTAGCCTTGACCTTGAGTTAAAAAAGACTAACGAAACAAAAATAACACCTATAAAAGACCCTAAAAAGTTTGATGAAGATGCTGAAGACTACTTAGACCAAATAAGAAGCTTAGAAAAGAAGACTGAATTACTAAATGCTAAAAGTCAAGCTGCTAAAATAATCATACAAAGAAAATACCATTTAGAGGATTTAAGAAGGAAAAACACAGAAGATTCAGATGAGTTTAAGCTAGAAGCCAAAGCTTACAGAGCTAAACTAAAACTATTCTTAGATTATCAAGTGTCAATAGGTAAAATGACCAAAAGTCAAGCTACCCAACAATTATCTGATTTTGATAAAGCAACAAAAAAAGAAATTGACGAAATGGACACTAACTTTCCGATATTGCTTGGAAAATGGGAGGCTTACTACAATAAGAAGATAGGACTAGCTAAAGAAGCTGAAATGATGGGAGCTGAAATTCCTAAAACAAAAGATAAAGAGAAGTTTACTTTAGAGGATGGTCTTCAGCAATATATGAGAGTTCAGTCTGCTATGACCAACTTTATGAGTGGAGAGTTTGACAGACAACTAACTATAGAGCAAAACAAGACTAATGCTTTAAATAACGAGCTTAATCAAAGGCTTTTAAATGAAGACTTATCTAAAGATGAAAGAGAGAGAATACAATTACAGATAGGTAGAAATGACGAGAAACTAAGAAAGAAGCAGGAGGCTATAGAGAAGAAAAGATTTAAGTTAAATAAGGCAGCTAATATAGCTAATGCAACTATAAATACATACTTGGGAGCTACTCAAGTATTATCTTCTGACACAATACCAGATGTAGCAAAGCCTTTCGTTATGGCAGCAACTATAGCTAGTGGTTTATTGCAGGTAGCTCAAATAGCTAGACAAAAGTTTCAGTCTTCAGCAGGTAGTGGAGGTGCTATAGGAGCAGGTGCAGGTGGAAGTGGTAGTGGTGGAGAAGGTAGAGAGTTTAACTTCAACCTAGCAGGAAGCACACAATCAAATCAACTAACACAATCAATAGCTGGTCAATTAAGTCAGCCAATACAAGCGTATGTAGTTTCATCAGAAATGACAAGTCAACAACAATTAGATTTAAGTATATCCAATACAGCAACAATAGGTTAAAATAATAATTATGGAAGATTTAGACATTATAGAATTAATAATAGACGAAAACAATTTAGAGGATGGAATAGAAGCTATCTCTCTAGTAGAAAGTCCTGCAATAGAAGAAAACTTTGTAGCTTTAAGTAGACACAAAGTAGAGTTCAAATCTGTAGATGACGAGAAAAGAATTGTAGTAGGATTAGCTTTAGTTCCAGACAAGGAAATATTTAGAAAAAGTGGAGACTATGCTTACAAGATAATGTTCTCTAAAGAGACTGTTAAGAAAGCATCTGAACTTTACCTTAAAAGACTAAAGAACAACAATGCTACTATAGAACACGAACTAGCAGTAAAAGGAGTGTCACTTATAGAGTCTTGGATAGTAGAAGACCCTAATATGGATAAAACTAACCTATACAAGTTAGATGCTCCAGAAGGTGCTTGGGCAGTAGTTATGAAGATTGATAACGATGAGATATGGGAAGATGTAAAACAAGGTAAGTATCTTGGTTTTAGTATAGAAGGTTTCTTTAGTCAAAAAGAACAAGAGTTAGCGAAGCAAGAATTAAAGTCTTATAGCGATTATCCACAATCTGCAACTAACAATGCTAAAAGAGCCTTAGCTTGGGTAAAGAAGAATGGTTGGGGAAGTTGTGGTACTCCTGTTGGAAAACAAAGAGCAAACCAACTAGCTAACAGAGAGCCACTAACTAGAGATACAATATCTAGAATGGCATCATTTAAAAGACATCAACAACATAAAGATGTACCTTATTCGGAAGGATGTGGTGGACTTATGTGGGATTGCTGGGGAGGAACTAGTGGTGTTGAATGGGCGATAAACAAACTAGAGAAGTTATCTTTATCTGAAGAGGACTCTGAGGCTCTAGAATTATTAAATGAAATCCTAAACAAATTAAAAGATGAGTAGAAGAAAAGAACAAGAGTGGAGTAGAACATCTCCAAAGAACAAGCGAAGAGGATGTCTATGTAAAGACGGAAGTAAGTATAGCAGAGAGTGTTGTAAGGGTAAAATGATTAATCAAGGAATAGGAAACATTTAATCAAAAATACAACAATATTTATATTACTAGTTATTAGTATTAGTTAGTATTAATAATAAATTTTAATTTATGAAAAGTCCAAAAGAAATTGTAGATGCGTTCAAAAGCATTTTACTTTCTTCTGAAGAAGTAGTTGAAACACCTGTAGAAGAGGTTGTTGAACTAGCTGAAGAAAAAGTAGAACAAGCTGAGGAAGTTATCGAAGAAGCTCCTGTAGAAGAAGAGGTTATTTCTGAAGATTCAGATATTGAATCATTAAAGAAGAAATACGATTCTTTATACGAAGAGTTAGATTCATTAAAGGCTTCTGTTAAGCAAATGATGGAAATCGTTTCGCCTTCAGAGGAGAAAGACGTTCCTGCTGAGTTATCAGAGGAAGTAGAAATTAAGGAAGATGTTACTGAACTATCTGCTGAAGCAGAAGAAATAGTACATTCTCCAGAAGCTCAAGTAGAGCAAAAACAACAACACTTATATTCACAAAGCAGAAGTAGAACTGTGAAAGACTCAATCTACAACAAACTATTTAATAAATAAAAAAAAAGATGGCAACAACAACTTCAATTACAACAACTTACGCAGGAGAAAAAGCAGCAGGGTACATCTCAGCAGCTTTATTATCCGCAAATACTATCGAAAACGGTGGTATTACTGTTAAACCAAATGTAAAGTTCAAGCAAGTAATCAAGAGACTTTCTACCACAGACTTAATCGCTGATGGAAGCTGTGATTTCGCTGCAACTGACACTGTTACTTTAGACGAGAAAATCTTACAACCAGAAGAATTTCAAGTAAACTTAAACTTATGTAAAACTGATTTTAGAGATGATTGGGATGCAATATCTATGGGATATTCTGCATTTGACAATCTACCTCCTTCTTTCCAAGAGTTTTTAATCGCTGAGATTATTGCTAAGATTGCTGACAAGAATGAGAAAAATATCTGGATGGGTGCTACTGCAACTGCTGGAGAATTTGACGGATTAGTAGCTTTAGCTACTGCTGATGCAACTGTAAACGATGTAGTAGGAACTACTATTACTTCTGCTAACGTAGTTGCTGAAATGGGTAAAGTAGTAGACGCTATGCCTTCTGCATTATACGGAAAGTCAGATGTAAAATTATACGTTGCTCAAAACGTTTATAAAGCTTATGTAAGAGCTTTAGGAGGATTTGGAGCTAACGGAGTAGGAGCTGCTGGTTACGAAGCAAAAGGAAATAACCAAGCTATCAACTCATTATTATTTGATGGAGTAGAGGTATTCTTAGCAAACGGATTAGACTCTAACTATATGTACTTAGCTGAAGCATCTAACATCTTCTTTGGAACTGGACTTTTATCAGACCACAACGAAGTTAAAGTGCTAGATATGAGCGATTTAGACGGAAGTCAGAATGTTAGATTCGTAATGCGTTTCACTGCTGGTGTACAACACGGATTTGGTTCAGACATCGTTCTTTACACTCCAGCTTAATTAACTAATTATTAACAATAACCCTCCTCTTTTATGGGGAGGGATATTAAAAACCAATACAACAAATGGCTTGTGATTTAACATTAGGAAGAAAAGAAGTATGTAAAGATTCGGTTGGAGGTATAAAAGCTATCTACTTATCGAATTTTGAAGATACTACTACTGCTAGTTACACATTTGATGCTACTAATACAGACGTTATTGACGCTGTATCTGGAACACCAAACGTATACAAGTATGAAGTAAGAGATGCTTCTTCTTTCACGCAAAATATTCAGTCTAGTGCTGAAACAGGAACTACTGCCTTCGAACAAGTAGTTGAATTGACTTTGAAAAAATTAACTGTTGAAGACCACAAAGAATTAAAGTTACTTTCTTATGGTCGACCAAGAGTTATTATTCAAGACCAAAATGACAATTACTTTTTAGCTGGATTTGAAAATGGCTGTCAAGTAACTGCTGGTACTATCGTAACAGGACAAGCAATGAATGACCTTAGTGGTTATACATTAACTTTAACTGGTATGGAAAAGAGACCTGCAAACTTCTTAGACTCTGACCCTGCAACTGTAGGATTTACTGTTGTAGTTCAAGCATAGTTTTACGTTTACTTTATGTTTTTAGTTTAGGTCTACTTCGGTAGACCTTTTCTTTTGCAATAAAAACAAAAAAACGAATATACGTTATAAGTTTATGATTAGATTATTGCCAACATCAAGCTCACAAACTTTTTCTATATTGCCTAGAACATTAGATACAACAGGTATCAATGCTACAATAAGAGAGGATGGTACAGGAGAGTCTGTAACGATTACTAATGTAACAGCAGTAGTTAACAATGACTACATAGATGTAACTCTGTCTTCAGATAAGTTCATAGCTGAAAGAGCCTATGTTCTAGAAATGACTAGAGGTTCTAATTTGTGGTATAGAGACAAGATATACGTTACAAGCCAAACAGACACGGACATCTACCATACTATAAGTACTGACTATTACGAAGAGAACGATACTGATGGCGATGATAAATACATAACAATATAATGGGTAAAATAAATATTAAAAAGAATTATTCAGTAAGTAAACCAAAGACGTATACTAAGAACTTTAGTGTCGTTGAATTATCTACCTATGAGATGCCTAAGGCTATAGAAAGAAAAGGAGATAATTGGGTTAGCTGGGGAGAAGACAACAATCACTTTGGTAGACTTATAGACTTAAATTTAGGTAGTCCTACTAACTCAAGATGTATCAAAGGTATATCTGATATGATTTACGGTAGAGGTTTAGAGTGTACTGATAGTAAAGAGAAGCCTGTAGAATGGGCAGAGACTCAATTAATATTTAAACCTAAAGATATTAAAAGAATAGTAAACGACAGAAAGGAGTTAGGAATGGCTGCTATCCAAGTTGTTTACAACAAAACAAAAAAGAAAGTATTAAAAGCATTACACTTTCCAATAGAAACGCTTAGAGCTGAGAAAGCTGTAGATGGAATTATAAAAGCTTGGTACTATCATCCTAATTGGGCTGAGTACAAAAGAGGCGATAAGCCTAAAAGAATACCTGCTTTTTGTCAAGGTAGCAAGAAAGAAACTTCTGAGATATTTGTATCTAAACCTTATCAAAGTGGATTCTGGTATTATACTCCTAGTGACTATCACGGATGTTTACAGTACTGTGATTTAGAGGTAGAGGTATCTAACTACCATATTAACAATATAAAAAATGGTTTACAGCCTAGCTTATTTATTAACTTTAATAATGGTATCCCTCCAGAGGAGACTCAAGAAATAATAGAAAGCAAGATAAACGATAAGTTTGGAGGAACAAACAATGCAGGTAGAACAATCATAGCTTTTAACGAAGACAAAGATAGTTCTGCAACTATAGACCCTATACACTTACCAGATGCTCACGCACAATATCAGTTCTTAGCTGATGAGAGTAGAGAGAAGATAATGTTAGGACACGGAATTGTATCTCCTATTTTATTAGGTATTAAAGACAACACAGGTTTTGGTAACAATGCAGAGGAATTAAGAACTGCATCTATACTTATGGATAACTTTGTTGTTAGACCTTTTCAAAAAGACTTACTAGATGATTTCTGTGAGATATTAGCTATAAATGGAATATACCTAAACCTTTACTTTGTTACTTTACAACCTATTGAGTTTACAGAGCTAGACAACATATCTACTAAGATTAAGCGAGAAGAAGAAACAGGAGAGAAGTTAAGTTCTCAAGAAGAACCAACAGACTTTTCTGATGAAGAAGGAGATGATATGCTAGAGCAGTTAGAAGGCTTAGGAGAGGTTTTAAGCGATGATTGGGAGGTTATACATACTGAGAAGTATGCTGAGGAGTTAAGTGAGGTTAAAATGGCTGAAATTAAGTCTAGCAATAAATCATCTAAAGAAGATAGTAAAATCTATAAAGTTAGATATGCTTATATGCCTGTAAGAAAATCTCCAGACAGTAGAACTTTCTGCAAGAAGATGGAAACGTTTACAGAAAGAAAGATAGTATTTAGAAAAGAAGATATTAATATGATGTCTTTTAGAGGTGTAAATAGTGAGTTAGGTCATAACAGACAGAACTATAGTTTGCTAAAATTTAAGGGAGGTAAAAACTGCCATCACTTTTGGGAACTTAGAGTTTATAAGTTAAAAGGAGATAAAAGAACAGACCCTAATTCAGCTTACGAGAAAGGTTTAAAAGAACCTAAAAATCCAAGTGAGATGACTGAAAGAATGATTGATAGACCAGACAGAGGGGCTTATCCAACAAATAAAAAATAAGATATGGCAACTAAAGCATTATTTATAACATTAAATGACTTAAAAAGAAAGTCTATTATATCTGGAAATACAGATGATGATAAGCTAATACAATTTGTAGAGGTTGCTCAAGATTTGCATATCCAAAACTATTTAGGTGGAAACTTATACGACAAGCTACAGGACTTAATACTAACAAACACACTTGATGATGCTGCTAATGTTAACTATAAAAACTTAGTTAATCAGTATGTAAAGCCTATGTTGATTTGGTTTAGTCAAAGTTCTTACCTGCCATTTGCTTCTTACAATATTGGTAATGGAGGTATTTACAAGCATATTGGAGACAACAAACAAGCTATAGATAAAGATGAGTTGGTACATTTAATGGGTAAAGTTAATGAGACTGCTGACTTTTATACTAGAAGATTTTTAGATTATATGGATTACAATAACAATTTGTTTCCAGAATATAATACATCTACAAATGAGCAGATGAGTCCAGATACAGATTCTAATTTCTCTGGAGGTATATTTTTAGGATAGTATGAAGAAAAAGATGTACAAACCAAAAGACTCCAACGTTAAAAAGATGGAGATATTGTTTAAAAAGATAAAAAATAAAGATGGCAAACGAAATATATCCAGTTAGTTGGTGGGGTAGTCCAGTAGAGAATGGCTGGGGAGGTATCTATTATAATTTTGCATACCCAAGTGCAGTACCTAGCTTATTAAGTACATTACAAGCAAGAGCTTCTTATTACGAGAATGTTACTTGTACAACTGCAACATTAACCACAATTGAAAACATAGAATAAGATGGCAGATAATTTATTAGATAAAGCATCAATATTACTTACACCAACTGCATACAACGATGGTAGTATGTTAAGTGTAAAGCCAGAGAATGGAGATGGAGATTTCACATTCAGTAGAAGTTCTGCTGCAACTAGAGTTAATGCACAAGGTTTAGTAGAGAATGTACAGATAATAAGTAGTGAGT